CCAGTAATGTAAGCCGCCTTGTACTTCTCAAAGTGGCTTTTGATCTCATCCGTCATATCTACTTCTTCTTGATGACCTGCTGAATCATCTTTGACCATCTTCACAAGGAATGATCGGCCTTTCAACATAATGGCTCCTTTCAAGAGCATAGGGAAAAAATGAGTGAGAAGTCTGGTAGACTATCAGCGGTTTTAGATAAACCAACTAATAGCACAACTTTAGATAAGTCGTGGCTTCTCTCTCATATAAGGCGAAGTTTCTGACGCGAACTAATTGATGATCCTCAGCTCAGGGTCATCCTTGTACTCGTCGACCATCTGGTCTTCAGACATGATCTCAATCTTGATCTCGATCTTGTCGCTTGAAACCGAGACTGGAGTCATGATCATGTACGGGAGCTCGTCGAATATCTCGTGACCTTCGGTCTTACCAGTGATCTCCCCAGCCATGGCCAAGAGTTCTGCATTGATTCTCATTGCGAGGCGCTTCATATTGGGCTCCTTTCAAGAGCATAGGAAAAACAAAAAAAGAGGGTAATAACGCATCGAACGTTATTCGTTAACTACCAAAACTGTAGTGGGTAGCACCTGTGGGTCGGAATTTCACCAATTTTCATGTTGCCTTCGACTCTTTCGAGCGGGCACGACGCTTTCGTGTCTCACAATGCAATTAATTATGCATCTCTTTCATATAGATGCATGTTTCCTACGCGAAGAAAATAAGAGTCCATTTCTGGGCTCTTACTTTTTAAGACTACTGCTGTGCGGCGTTTTTAGCGGCTTCGAGCTGCAACTTCGCCGTCTCGAGGTTCATCGAGATGAGCTTCCAGCTGTAGTAGCAGGAGGCACCCGTGGCGGCGACAGGAATCGCGTAGATTCCAGCAACTGCCAGGTTGCGTCCGAGCTTCTTCAACTTGGAAGTCTTCTGGATGGGCTCCTCGACGACGGTGTTGTTGGTCTCGTTGCTCATAATTTAAACTCCTTAGTTAGTAGGGTCTCATATAGGGAAATGTATTTTACGCGACCTATTTTCAGAAAACTCCCCCCGGGGATTTTTTGGGATCGAAAAAAAAATATGAAAGGCCGCAGACGCGGCCCTCCATACTTAGACTTCCTTCTAAAGCTTTGTTACCTTGGCTTGGACACCAGCTGCATAGCTCTGGACGTGATGACGTTCACATGCTCATGCCTGATAATCAGCATTATTCCGACAATATTCGTAGCGGCCAGGAGTATGGTATCTGGATGCAGAGTAGAAGGTTTCTCTTCTTCCTTCATCTTCTGTAGCTTGATAGCGTACTCCAGCGCTTTCGGATATTCGTCCGAATCAATCTGCTGACTGGCCAGGTGGGTGAGCACACGTTCAGTCTCAGTCTCGAGCTGCGACTTGTGTCTCGTCTTCCTGGTAAACATAACGCTCCTTCGGTAGGGTCTCATATAAGGAGGAGCATTCTACGCGACAGGATCTTCTATAGGAGGTTTGTTATTGATCTGGAATGTGGCCTCTTTTTTGTCTTTGAGGCCCTCTGGGTCGTCCTTGAGCGTCAGAGAATATAGAAGCTTTTCTGGTGTCTCTTGAACGTTTATCGCTCCGACATATTTGGCACCACTGTCCTCATATGACTTGCTACTTATGCCTAGAAGAGCTCCAAGAAAGGCTTGAATAGCTATGAGCGTCCCCAAAACCTGTTGTGCTGCTGGTAGACCCCAGATCTCCGCGAGAGCGAAATATAACGTGCCAACTGCAGGTATGACGATCCCTACAATGAATTTGACTACATCATATTGATTATTTGACAGCAGATGGGGTTCTGATTCAGGTCCAGCCAAATGTCACCTCCCTAACCCAACATCGCTACAGTTGGATAAGCTTTTTCTCCTGCATTATCTTGTGCGCGAATATACTCGGTAACCATAGAGGTTTGAATTATGTCGCTGTTACCTTGTACCTCGATTACATCACCTAGGTTATAATCAACGCCATATTGGAATTGGTGCAGAGGAACGATCTCTCCGTCGATCGCTCTCTGGAAACGGTTGTCGGTCAGGGCTAGATTTGCGCGGCTATTCAAGATACTGACAAGATTGTTCGGATCTCCACCAACCTGATCCGTCGTGATGTCCTCCTCAAAAGTCAACATCGCGCGTAGGTCGAATCCCGTGTATTGAGCTCCAGCCAGGCTGCTCACACCAGCGACAGTAGCTAGCCCATCGGGGTTACCCGGCGCGAACGAATATACAAGAGTCTTCTGGCTCTTATTGGACTGGAGCTCCTTGATATTCGCCAGCGAGTCCATTTGAGGAGAGAAGCGAATAACCGTATTGACGCTTTGTCCACTCGTATGATCAAGACCACGATAACAACGGAATCCGAGCGCATATGACGTATCTGTGACCGAATCCAGAGTGATCTGCATCCCGACCTGGTATGTCGTCCCAATTTCCCTTAGAGCGTCGTATACGGGCCCGTACGGGGCAGCATAGCTGATAGCAGCACCGGCGTTGTCAATCGCTTTGCCATACAAGCCAGGAATGATCAACGAGGCAGGATTTGGGATCCCAGTGTTGATAGATCCATCCAAATATGGACCACCGATGCACATGTAATAGACGATGTACCACATTGTCATACCAGGAGTCAGCCCTGCCATGTACCAATATCTGTCCTCATGCGCAGGTGTCAGACGAATGAAGCGATTATTGAGGAACACCATCAGAGAAGACCCGGTTGCCTTCAGAGTACCTGATTCGATGTCTACGGTGTCGATCAGCATGATCTCGCCACTGCCGACTAGACCCAGAAAAGTGCCCACTGTCAGTTTCTGAACCATGTCAGAAGTCGCCGGAACGATCAGCTCTACTTCGCTGTCACCATAATATCGCTCAGTCCAGATAACCGACACGAACTTGTCTATCACATCTTGTTCGATGAATTGTCGATTCAGGGTGAATAGTTCCACTCAGAGACCCCCAAACCTCTCAAAATATGTAAGCTGCCATTGTTGCTTACCGGGAGTATCTGTTATGACTGAAAAATCGTTCACACCAGGCTTCAAAGTCGGCCATTGAGAACCGGTTTGAAGCTTTGACAGGAGATTGGTAATGACTCCTGTATTCAGCGCCACATTCCGAACGTATTTTGCGCCAGGTACGGAATTCATTTCAAAATATTTTGACGCATCGACTGAAGCGGCCACTCGGAAATATGAAATTACCGCTTCGCCGATTTGAATAGCAATGAAGGTGGGAGCTGGATCTGCTTGTCTAAATACTTCGACATTGATTCCAGCTTCGATAGATCCTTCGTAGTTGATGTCTATTGGAGCAGTCCCATCACTGGTATTACCTGTGACCAAAGTAGCTGTGACAGCTGTGAAATATGGATCTGGACAGATGATCGAAACGAGGATCTCTAGGTCCTTGCTGAAAGGATTGACCGAGACGGTTTCAACATACCCGTAAATTTCCACCGGGGGCATATCGTTGCTTCGAAATACCAATCTTGTCAAAAGCTTCGGCATGAAATATGAATAGATGAGCCGTCGAAGACTCTCGAATGTCCAGTCATGCCAATCCGGATTTGGATGGAGAGTGATGACGATGTTCCTGCTTGCCACACTACTCCCTGTATAAGCTACTCCGTCAACAGATCCGAATGGCGATGTGTTGACAGCAGCTGGAACTGGATCCAATCCATCTATATTTCTGATCTGGATCAGATCTGTTTCTTCTCTACCATCGTCACTTAAAGATAGCGTTGGGGCTGATTCCCAAGAGCTATACGCTTCAAGTTGTGTCAACACACTATAAAACCTCCAAGCCCCCCGAAGGGGGCCGTAGAGTTACGCATTAGCAAGCGCCGTTCGCATTTGGGACAACTGATTCTTTGTCTGCCTGTAGATTTCCACAGGCGACAACGATTCAGGTGAGTAGTTATTCTGCTCGAACTTGATCACCGATGCTTCTGCACCCGTAGTATCACTCACAGCACCTTGAGCCGCTTGTGTCGAGGATATAGAAGCAGCCTGTCCGAATGAAGCCGTTGCGACAGGGCTAGTAGCAAATATAGAATTCATCTGATCGGCAGCAGCTTGAACCTGTGTCAAATCCACAACAGGCGTTATCGTCGGGCTGACCTCCATCAGATCACTGAGAGAAGGAATCGTGTTAACTGAATCGATTATCGAGTTGACCACATTCTCCACAGAAGCAGCTGGTGCATCCGCATTGTCGTCAAGACCCAGAGTCAAACCATCGATGATCTGTGTACCGATCTCGTAGAAGACCTTGGAAGGAGATCCGATGTGCAACAGCTTCTTCGCTGCCTTAGGAATAGACGACACAATGCTGATAGCCTTGGATACGACAGAACCAGCCAGACTGGCCATACCGCTGATCATACCCTGAATCATCGACCAGCCAAGGTTCCATCCAGCCTTCTCTATCTGAGGCTCGTACTTCCTAGCAGCTGCTGAGCAACCATTGATAAAGTTGAGAATAGCTTGAGCACCCTTGTCAACCAGATCAACAGCTCCGGCAGATATAGCATTTACGAACTTACCGATAGAGGTCGCACCCGCGGAAACAATCTTCGAATACTGATCACCGATACCAGTTATCAAGTGAGCTATGATGTTCCCACCCTGATTCAGTACCTTACCAATGTTATCGGAGATACCGCTCAGGAACTTAACGAGAATATTGGCACCGGAGTTGATTACCTTCCCGATGCCGTTGGCTATTGCGTTAAGTAACGTGGATATAACATTAGCTGCAGTGTTGATAACCTTGCCCAAGCTGTTGGCAATACCCTGTACGAAACTGGTCAGAACACCGACACCAGCCGCTATGATCCTCGGCAAATGCGATGCTATCGAGTTCAGCAAGGTGATGATGACCTGAGCCACCATTGATACAACTTGGCCTATGTTGTTCTTAACGCCCGTTATGAGCGCTAACAACATAGAGAGCCCAGCTTGAACAATGGACGGATAGTTATCCTTGATTACCTTCAACGCCGCTTGGATAAGAGCATCGAATGCCTTAGCAAGCTGAGGCGCCGCCTGAATAACAGCGTTGGCGAGCGCTACGAGTATCTTCCCAAGAGCTGTCACAAATTGCGGAGCAGCTGCGGCAATACTGGTTACAATTCCCAGAAGTGCAGTGACTACACCCTTGACAAAGACAGGGATCTGTGTCATGAAGTCGGTGAAACCCTTGAGCAATATCGCAATAGCGGTTGGGCCAGCTACCGCAATAGCACTCAGACCGGCTCCGATCAGGAATATACCCGCGCCAACCAACGCAAACCCAGCACCGATAAGCGTCATAGCTGCGCCTAGAGCCAATAGAGCAGGCGCGACCGGCTCGAGTAGTAGTCCAGCAGCTCCAAGAATGACGAATGCCGCTGCCAGAGCGACCATACTCTTGATGATCTCGCCCCAGGACATCTTGCCCAGTGACTGAATCGCCGGAGCCAATATGGCAATAGCACCCGCAGCTACTATCAATGCGGCAGCTCCGCCCAGGCTTCCTTGCATAACGATCAGAGCAGCAGCCAAGATAGCCAGAGATGCGGCAAGAGCCACCAGACCCTTCGCCAGCTCTCCTATTGACATGCCGCCAAATGATCCAACTGCTTTGGCAATGCCTTGTAGAGCAAATGCAACCAGAAGGAGACCAGCTGCCTGAACTGCCATAGTCGCTGGCATAGCCTGAATAGCTAGTGCGATCGCAAGCAACGCCACTGCAATGGCGCCGATACCTTTACCCAGCGTCTTCAGATCCATCTTGCCGAAGGAACTAACGGCACTGGCGATTAGTTTGAGCCCAGCACCGACTGCAATCAGACCAACGCCGATTTGAATCATCCCTGACGGGAATATCTTTGAAGCCAGGCCAATCGCAGCAAGTGAAACTGCAACCGATCCGATACCCTTACCGAGCTCGGTCCAACTGAGACCACCGAAGTCCTTGACGGCACTCGCCAGGATCTTCATCGCAACTGCAATAGCAGTGATACCGACACCAGCGGTGATCATCCCGGCTGAGCTCTCAGACAGAGGTCCAGCTGCCTTGGAGATGCCGACTAGGAGTACACCTACGCCACCCAGACCCTTGGCAAGCTCAGTCCAGCTGAGTCCTGAGAGTCCCTTGACAGCTAGTACGAGAATATCGACAGCAGCAGCCAAACCAATAAGTCCGGCGGCGATGAACGGTAGCTTGATGAACCCAGTGCTCGTGCTGATCGATTCGATGACCTTGAACGCACCAAGAAGCTCGGTGAATCCAACTGCCAGCGCTGCCATAGCTGTGTTCATCTTCTTTGCGTCGACCAGAGACAGTGCAACGATCGAAGCAGCGAGAAGAGCAACTGCTATGGCAATCTTCTCTATCGCGCCAGCCTTGATACTGGTCTGCATAGAGGTCAGAACACCAGTCAGGCCCTCGAACGATTCGGTGACACTCTTGAGAATTCCTCCACCAACGAGATCTGAGATCCCACCGCTGAAGAACTTCTTGAAGACCAAATATATACCGCCGAGAAGCCCGGTCCTGATAAGATTCAGAATACCGTTGAAGTTGATATTCTGAACCGCATTGGAAATCAGAGTCCCGAGACTTCCGAACAGATTAGCGATACCTTGAATCGCGGGTTGAAGAACCTGGTCAGCATTCCCAAATCCAGCTACGAAGCTGTCCCAGACCTTCTTGAACCCTTCCATGATCTTCTGCAGTGGAGTAATAGCGGCGCCCATTCCTCCCAGCGCAGCAGTGAGTCCTCCTCCAGCATTTTGACCAAACCCACTGAAGACAGTGCTGATGGCATGGCCCAGTTTTCCAAGAATCGAGAGGGGTGCTGCCAGAATACTGCCCAAGGTCTCAAAGAAGTTGTGAAGCCTGTCACCCTTTTTGAGCGTTTCATCAATCTTCTTCAGGAAATCGCCGATAGTTGCAGTAAGACTCAGGAAGCCACCGCCACCCTTGCTGACTGCACCAAAGACCTTCCCGAAGACGGTAAATATACCGCCTAGAATCTGCTTACCGATATCGAGGATCGCAAAGAGACCCTCAAACGTACGCTTCAAGTTGTCAAGAGTCTGTGGGCTCGGCTTGAGGCTCTTGATGAAGTTGTCAAACCTGACTGTCAGGTCATAAAGTTCTTTCCCGGTTGTCGGCGGGAAAATATCGCGGAAGGCCTCTTTGACAGTCTTGGCAACTGCCCCGAGCTCTTCCCAGGCTTTCTTGATCGCATCGATCAGGACAGTTCGCCCACCCAGCTTTGCCCAATCCTCGAGCAATGTGTTCAGCTTGTAGATGGGAACTGTCAGAGCGTTCTCGAGAACTACGTGTAGCCCGCTGAAGAGCTTCGTAGCGGCATTGATGTTGCCGAACAGGGTCTTGAAGATGGCGGCATAGGCAGTCGCCACTTCCTCTTTCAAGGCTTCTGTTAGCTGAGTATAAGTCTTGATATTGGTCGCAGCACCCAGAGCAACTTTACCCATCTTCTGGATATTCTTGATCTGGTCGTCCGTATAACCTTGAGCTTTCAGCTGAGCTTTGGTCATATCGCCGGTAAAGCCCTGCAACGTCTGTGTCAGGACCTTACCTGTGACCCAACCACTCTTCAATGAGCCTCTGAAGGTATTACCGGCATCTGTCCACTGCTTGAAGGTCTCATCCATCTTCACACCCTTGAGTGTGTGGAGAGCCTTACCCGTGTTGAACAGAGCTTCCTGGAATACCTTACCACCCATACCAGCATTAACGACTGAGTTCCAGTCCTGCAACTTGACGCTATTCGCAGCAATCGCCTGAGACAACTGATACATTGCCGTCGAAGCTTGTGCTGAGTTGGAACCAGAGAGTGCCGCCAGGTTGGCGATACCCTTAATCGACTCAGTCGACGTCTTCAGATCGACACCGGCAGCCGTGAAGGTACCGATGTTCTTGGTCATCTCGGAGAAGTTGTATACGGTCTTGTTCGCGTAAGTGTTCAGGTCGGCCAGAGCCTTGTTGACCTGATCCAAACCCTTCTTACCCGTAAGACCGGTGTTCGCCAGGATGACCTGAACCGCGTTGATCTGAGTTTCGTAGTTCTTAAAACCCGCGGTGATCGGGTCAATAGTGAAAGACTTTACCAGAGATATTCCAGCGGAGACAGCTTTACTAACAATCGTGTTCAGCGCTGAAATAGCAGCGACACCTAGAAAGGAGAACTTGTTCTTGATAGAGTCGATAGCCTTGCCGATATGACCGAGGTCGACCTTGTCAGCAGAAGCGGCAATATCGTCCAAGCCTTTGCCAGCACTTGGGAATTTGAGAGACTCCTTCAGCTTGTTGAGTGCATTGATAGCCGAGTTCACACCAGTTTCGAACTTACTGCTTTCGAAACTCATTGATACGACTTTGTCATCAATGTTTGCCATTAAACTTTGGTCACCTCCTTCCAAGCGTCGGCTGCTATTCGGTCAAATATAGGACGTATCGCAGGCATGATGAAGTCTCGCCCTTGAACATACCCACCAGTACCTGTTCCATGCCCGTATTCAAGCAATATAGCAATCGGTCGACCGTCTACGACATGACTGTTATGCCAACGAATAGAGTAGTACCCTCTGCGTTGCACAATCTCGAAATACCAAGAAGCCGCGGTCAGACCAGTATCCGTTGGAGTAGCGTTGGACAGCGCTGCTACACCAAGTGACCCATATTTGCCAAGAGTAGCGTACAGATCATCTTTGCTCAGATGACTCAAATATCGCTCTGTGTTATTGAATGAGCCCTTCTGTGTAATTTCGATTCCCATAAGTCATCAGGCTGCAGTAAGTCGAATGGTCACTGCGCCTGGATCACTGGGAACTCTGTGTGCTGCCGACGAGCCATACACATTCGGCAAGCCGTCTATGGGCGTGGTCTTTCCTCCACCAGCATAACCACCCATGACATTAGCCGCACCACTGGGATTATCGGCAACTGCAGCACCTCCTGGACCATAAACTAACTGATCTCCAGGATTGTATGAGCCTCGACCCCCTGCAGTACCTGCATTACACGTAACTGGCGGAGAACCATACTTACCTACACCTCCAGCACCCCCACCCCCACCTTGACCAATGGACCCATCCCAGGTACCGTCAGCGCCAGGTGTTCCAGCAATGCCAGGGCCATTTGCAGAAGGTGTGCCAGCGACTCCACCCTTTCCTCCACCTCCCGGTGTGATGCTGTTTCCTACTCCGCCATCGCCACCGTTAGCCTGTGTAGGGACTGTTACGGAGTTTGATTGAACCCTTTTACCTCCCTTGCCACCTGAGGCTCGGCAGGTAGTGTCATTGAATGAGGAATATCCACCATCACCACCATCAGTGGTAACAGCTGGGTTGTTTTGGTCCTCAATTCCCAAAGTTCCTCCGGAGCCAATTACCACTGGACATGAAGCAGGTAGCGCCGATAGCAATCCCTGAACTCGGTGAAGACCTCCGCCTCCTCCGACTCCGCCAGGACTTCGAACCAGAGTATCAGTATTGGCAGTATTGATTCCTCCGCCCATACCTCCACCGCCACCAATACAGATCACATCGAAATCGGTGTAACCCATAGCAATATACTTGGTTGGATCAAAATTCTGATTCACTATGAACTTGATCACCAATGGATCTGGGCGAATCAGACTTCCTGACAGCTCGAGTCTCACTTCGCCTCTCTTTTTGTTTGTCGAACTAAATGATTACTTCGAATCCGAATGACTGGTCAGCAGCTGCAGCTGTGGTCGTGTTGACACAAGTGACACCAAAACCAGTCTGCGTAATTCCGGCCTGCATTTCAGGAACTCGAGGAAGAGGCTTGTCAAATGAGATTGCATAGGTACCTGTGCCCGTCTTGCGGACATTCCAACCACCTGAACCTGCATCGGCAATTGCTCCAGCGGCCGTAACTGCGCCTCGAAGAACAATCGAACCCTGACGATCTAGCTGAGAGCTTCTCATGCTGCCACCGACAGATCAATCGTGTGCTGTGCGTCAAGTGAATCGAACACAGCCAAAATATCGGTTGCGCTGAGCGCCTCGATGTGATCTCCAGCATTCTTAGGCGAGGGAGCCATACCTTGAGAGCTCTTGTTGTACAGAGTTTGGATCTGAGCAATGGTGAGAGCCGACGTAGAGATGAATGCGCCGTCAATCTGACCAGTCATCGGCCCAGATGCGTCAGGATATGCACCAATTCGCATACGATTAGCTCCCCCAAGAGCGATGTTGTTCAGAGTCAGACTCGACCCAATCAACTTACCGTCGAGATATAGCTTACGCTTCACACCATCGAGAGGGGCATTGTCTTCCACGACAACTACGAAATGCCAGGCACCGTCTGTGACAAATGGACCGATGATCTGATCTGAGCCACTCTGAGCAACTAGAACACCGTTGGCACCAATTGCCAACTGAGCACCAGATGCTGATGTTGAACCAGCTCCCCAACCAAGCAGAGCTCCAGTTGTATTAGGTGACTTGAACCAGCATCCGTAACTACGAGTAGCAGCAGCCTGAGGCAATCCAGCATCTGTACTCGATAGAGACTGAGAGCCTCCCAGACCAATTGCATTCGAGCCACTTCCATCCACACCAGATTCCGCCGGAGCAGCACCATTGTTGGTTAGTGCCACAACGTTGGAACCTTCATCAGCCATTGAACCGGCTGAAAAATTGTGGAGACGAAGAGGTTGGACTGGGAAATCGGCTGAAGCCAACGCGGAACCTCTTTTACGTCTACGAACCCGCAAAGAAATACGGGTCGGAAGAGTTGCAAGAGTGTGCGTGATCCTGGCACAGTACAAATTGCGGATTTGATCGTCTGACAGGACATCGGCAGTAACAAAAGCTTCGTCAACACGACCATAGTTTACAAACGCAGCATTGTTGGATGCATCTGCTCCACGACCACCAATGTTCAGGACTGAGCCACCTGGGAACAGCGTCGGACCGCCGATATAGACGCCCTCGAGTGCCGAATCTACGTAGAGACGGAACAGAGCTCCGTCATAGGTGATCACACCGAAGTGCCAACGATCGTCAGCAACGTCAGAGGTCCCTATGGCCAACATCACGTTGGAAGTACCGTCAGGACTCCCCGTGCATTGCAGCTGATTGGTATTATTGACGAACAGTGAGAAATTCTGCTGACCAGCAGTCCCATATTTGTCAATCAACATGTTGAACGTAGACCTCTTGGCGGTCTTGAACCAACAACCCCAAGAGCCCGTCCTCAACCTGAACGGATCTCCAGCACCTGTGTCTGGAATATAGAGAGCCTGACCAACTGCGCCAGTGAATTGAGCAGCTGTATTAGCGCTTCCATTAATTCCAGAGGCAAAACCAACCGCGCCCTTGTTACTGAGATTACGACCATTACCACTAACATCAGTAAGATCAGAGAGATTCCACAAACCTGCAGGTGCATTCAAACCCATATTGACAAAATCGGCCGCAGTAAGTTGACGACCGGCACGAATCTGATTGGCAACGCCAACATCGAGAACAGGAATTGCACTGAGAACAGCCAGATCTGATCCAACCGGACCAGGATCACCTTTTGGGCCTCTAACACTACCGGCATTGATCTGTGTTCCATCGTGCTTGGTAAGAATCAGATTATCACCAACAACGTCACCATCCACAACCGAGGCAGCTTCAATTGCCAACATTCTGTCAGCAGTAAGACTTGTAACTGTAGTCATTTCACCTCCTCAGTCTGGATTTGTGGTAGAGATCTGATATGTGGATACATCCAAATATACGACATCAGCATTATCTATTTGGAACGTAGTTGGATTGATCATAGTGATGTAGTTATCACTTGCGTCAATGGCTTTCCACGTACCATCACCGTTATCGATAATGACAAGCGAGCCCAGAGAAGCAAAGAGGTCTAGAAGTTCATTCATCGACGGAAAATATGGATCACTATCTTCTGATCCATAGAGAATATCTTCTAGACCTTGCAGAACGTCTAAAGGAGTATCGTTGGAGTCGATAGAGACGTGAACTGTAGGCCTATACTTGCCCGTTCTCGGCGGAGTTCCACTCAACGTCCAAGAGAATTCAATTGGCTGGAGAGCTGTGCCTGTAAGTGTGGAGAATACG